AGAGATATACAGTTAAATGGTGTTATACCATCAGGTTTAACAAAGAAGTTCGAGATAAGAAGCTTTGACCAACAACAAAAATTTAAGTACCATAAATCAAATAGTTTTTACGCAGGTTCTTATACGCCATTTTCTGTTAGGATGAAAGTGCTCCAATTCTTCAAGTGCTATTAGTATGGAAACTAAAGATTGGATTTTGTTAATAGCTGCAATACTATGGGTTCTTGTTTGCTGTTGTGGAATGAATGAAGATGGTCCCGATAGAGGCGATACTGGGTATGAAGATATAAGCCGTAGTATTAACGGTGTGGCATTATAAGCATCTATTAAAATATTGCAAGATGCTTTTGACAAACAACTTGATATTATCGAAAAGTTGAGAGACAGAATTGATGAAATGACCCCTGATGATATAGCATAAGAAAAGGGTGAATCTTTCGACTCACCCTTCTTCTTCATCTATATGATTTACTCCCCATACTTTGGCTCCTCATACACCAAGTTATGCTCATCTACGTAAGCCTTGGCTTCTGAGTATGTGTCAAACTCTACTGCGGTGGCATTTACTGCTGGGAATACCTCAGCATTGTCACCTTCCTCTGTGAGAGGGAACACCATCTTGGTTCCCTCATGTACTACCTTGTACTTCTTCGTTAACTTATTCATATCTTGTTTCCTTTCTTTTCTTTTATGTTAAACTTATGATACCTTACGCAGGAATGATTGAGACCGTGTAACCCTTGCTCTGTAAAGTCTGAACTGCTGCATCTGATGCGGAAGAGCGAGTACCAGTAGCTGAAATTACCTTGAAATATGAAGGTGAACTTCCATCAAATCCAATTTGACATGCAGCTTGGTCTTGTAACATCTTGTCAATATTCACAATAGGAGGTGCGCCCTCGATGGCAATCACTTTTGCTGAAGTTGGTCGCGTTGTCCAAGTGAATACACTTTCGCTGTTATAAGGTAATGACGCAAATATAACAGTACTAGGAAGAAGTGCTAAATCTCCAGTTAATTTGGCATATTTAATAGAGACAGAACTTAATCTAGTAAAATCATTAAAGCTGTTTATGCTTCCTGTATATTTGGAGTTGGCATTTTGCAAACTTAAGCTTATTAATTTTTTCGCTTTACTTAAGCTATCAATACTACCTGTAATATTTGTATTGATTATACTTAAATTTGACAAACCTGACAACTCTTTAATGCTATCAATATTACCAGAAAGTTTTGTATTGTTTAAATTTAAAACTCCAATAGATGTCAGACCTTTAAAAGCATCAATATTGCCTTCAAGATTTGTGTTGTTTAAACTTAGATAACTTAACTTCACTAAGTTTTTTAGAGCATTAATATTACCTGTAGCTTCTGAATTTTCTAAATTTAAATACAACAAGCTTGACAATTCTTTTAGACTGTCAATATTACCTGTTGTATGAATGCCATCAGCAACAACATATTCCACACCTTTTGAATATTTTAAACTATCCAAATCCAGGTATGCACTAATAACTCCATTAGAATTTGCTTCATTCTTATCATTAGAAAAGAAAGATGTAAGTGCGTATTTGTTTGGAATAGATATTTCCATGTCATGATTACTGACATATACTTGTGTTGAAATATCCTTATTACATACTAATGTATTTCCTTTATTCTCAGAATATGCACTGTCTGTAAAATAGCCTTCTCCAAGAATATTGATAGTCACCGTCTCTTTAAATTTCAGACTAAAACATTTACCACGAGTAGTAGATGGAGATTTTGCTAATTTGATTCGCATTTCCCCAATTTTGAGAAGCTCTGTATTATTAGAACTTCCTTTTAATTTTGTTACTAAACATTTATTCATAATCTATAAAATTTAATTTAACCTTGTATAGTTATATAATTTATCCATATTAATTACACTCTGTTCTATCCACTTCTGGATTCTATATAAGTTATCGCAATGCTTAAATTGCTTGATTGGTGAATATGCACTCACACTATGTGGTGTATTTCCATCCAAAGCTGTAGTTTGCTTAATACAGCGATACTTAAAGAAACCCATGGTAGAGTTTAAACCGAACGATACAACATCTCCAACATTGTATGATTGTGTTGCATCAAAGGATTCATTCTCATCCTTCTCCAAACCTCCATCATCATTGGTATAAATTTCCCAATAATCACTTCTGACAACACTATCTGAAATGCAAGGAGAATCTTTCCATTTCTTGTATTCCTCTTTATAAAAGTTTGTCCCAATCCTATCACACCAATCTTTTATTAGTGCAAAGATATTACTTGACGAGATTATATCATGTTCCGCAAGATACTTATAACGGTCTGTCAATTCTTTAGAATAATACTTAACGATAAACCCAGTAGGAGATGCAGTTGTCTTGTCTATATGTTCTGTTTGAGGCAATCCTGTCTGATTACCTGCTGGATGATTGCCAAAGGTACAATCACAATCATACAATCCTACCCACCATTTTTTTCCATCATAAGCAAACCATTGCCAATTTTTCCAAAAACCATCATAGTTTCTTACGACATCGGAAACAATGATATAATCTATAAGATTATCGGCATCATAGTAAGTTTCAAAAACTTTTTTGAATGTCTTTAAATCTTCCTCTGTCTTGTTTGACGCTTCATATATGTCTGATGCTGCTCTTATGTTAAGAAGAGTATTTGAAAAATCTTGAATGTATTTTTTTACTTTGGCAGTCATTTGAAGATTTTTCTTAATTTTTGAAGAAATGATAGTACCATCAGGAAGTTTACCTGCTTCTATCCATGCATTTACTTCCTCTTCTCCTGCAATCTCTTCCTGCTTGATATCTGCATCATATTTGTTTCCTCCAATAGCATATAAACCTTTAGGATTTCGCACTTCAAAACCATCATCACCTTGTCCCCATTGGATTGTTCCATCCCATATAATTGACCATCCAATCGAACCATCAAGATGTATGTGTTCAGCAGTTGATTTGTTCATGTGATAATTATCTCTGTGCTTCTTTAACTGAAATGAGAAGATGCCATAGAACTCTCCATTAAGATATACTGCAACAGGGAAACCATCAGGGAAACAACGTGCTCCTGTATCAGTAAGCAAAGAATAATCTCCAACGTAAGGATTTCCAAGACTTTTGGTTGTAGTGTCAATCTTAGACATATCAAGTAATGCTTTTTTCCAAGGTCTATCATACATATTACCTCTTGTTTGTACAATCTGGTCATATAATTTATAACATACAGCTCCAACACCACGGAAGAAGTCTGTATAGTATGCCTTCATGTGGAAGCTGTCCTGTGGAACCCAGTTTCCAATTCTTACTTTTGGAGTATCATCACCAATCCACTCATCATCACAGAGGTCAATAGCAACATTCTTCTTATCAAAAGCCAAAGAGGAGTTACCTTGTGCATTTAAAATAGCATGCTTTTTGAAGTAGTTACCCTGCATATCCCAAAACTCCAAGAATGCTTTTTTATCTTGAGTCTTGGTTGTAGGCATGGAATCAATATTAGAGACATTAATAATAGCAAAGCGAGGCTCTGGTATCTGAATGAAACTACTTTCACTCCAATCAATAGGTGTCTTTACATCAAAACCATTTGCTTTGAGAGCATCTTGAATATTATTCACACTATTGCCTTGAAGATTGATATTTGACACATCAAGGTTAGTAACTTCCATATCATGCTCATGTTTCTTGCCACTTGAATCACGATATGACATTACCTTATTTTCTGCATCAGTTGTAATCTCAGTCCTTCCCTCAGGGTCTTCAATATGGGAAAACTCTGTTGGTATAGTCTCAGACTTGGCATTATGAATATAGTGACTGCCATCATTATAAGTAGCAGAAAGAACCTTTCCGTCTGCATCTTTCTCAACTGCCATATACTCAGGATTCTCCTGCAAAGAGAAAACATCAAGAAGTTCTTTGAGATTGGTATCTATTGTACCTACCTTCTCCTGCAATGATGCAAGGTCTGATTGAAGCTGAGAGATAACTTGTTTCAAGGCATTGACTGCATGGATTTCGCCAATGATTTCTCCATCTTTTCTGATACCAAGAAGTATCTTATCATCCGCATCAAGCCAAAGAGCAAAGAACTCTTCATTCTGCTCAACGTGATACATATCATTCAGGGGATAATATGGCTTACCAGTTGCTCTGTAGAAACCAAACAGAACCTTATCATCTGAATCCACTATAGCTTTGAGGAACTCTTCATTTTCGATTACTCTAAAGCACTCTTTTACTTCATCTTCAATGAGAGATTTGCCTTCCTCTTTGTCAATCTTGCCTTCTTGCAATGCAGTAATGCTTGAAGATAATTCTTCTTTGGCAGTATTAATAGCTTCAAGAATATCCGTCTTATCCTGCTGGCACTGGTTGATAATCTCTTGCAACTTGGCTCTAACAGGTGTAGGAATGCCATTGCCCCACTCAATGGAACCATCAAGCTGAATACCAAAAAGGAAGTGGTCTTCTGCATCTACTATTGCCTTGATGAACTCTGGAGACTCAATTTCACGGAATGGAAGAGAAAACTGGGAGACTACTTTATCCTTTGAATCACCGAACTCTTGAGCAATATTTTCCTTGTTGAGCTTCTTGTTTGCAAGTTCATCAATGGCTCCCTGTGCAGTTACAGAATCAAGACCACTCTCTGTGTTCTCGTATGTTACTGCTGAGGCTTGGCTTGCACCACCACTTGCGGAAATGCTCTTGATGGCTTCCTCCATCTGAGTGCTGCGAGTCTGCAACAATGAAATATCATTATCGTTGGCGGTGATTTGCTGCTGCTTATCGTCAATCTGAGTCTGGAGGTCTGTATCCTTCTTGTGAAGTTGCTTGACAGACTTGTCTACGTCTTGAATCATCTGATTCAAATCATCAGGTAGACCAGTGGCTGCTTGGATGGTTTTGCGAAACTCTGGGTCGAGCTTTCCGATGCCAAGCGTGTTGTCTGCTATCTTTTCATTTGTGACTGAGCCGTCTTTGATTTTCTCGGTAGTTACAGAATCGGGAGACAACTTGTCGTTGTCGATGCTGCCATCTACTACCTGAGAAGCATCGACTGCATTGTCGGCAAGTTTGTCCTTGGTGATAGACTTTCTTGCTACCTTTTCTGTTGTTACAGACTCGTTGGCAAAATGCTTGGATTCCAAGGATGCCTCACGGACTACCCTGCCATCTACAGACTGATCTCCCAGCTTTGGGTTGGTGATAGCCTTCTCCTCTACCTTCTCTGTAGTTACGGCACGGTCGTTGAGCTTCTCGGTGATGATTGCCTTATTCTTGACCTTATCGTAGGTGACTGCCTCGGGGGAAAGTTTGGAGTTATCTACCGACTGGTCGGCGATTTTCTCCTTGGTTACATTCTGATCAGCAAGCTTTGAAGTTGATACGGCTCCATCGGCAAGCTTGCTTGTCGTAACGTTCTCGTCAGCAATCTTCTCGGTCTTGACGGCTCCATCGGGAAGCTTGTCTGTGCTTACCGCACCTTCTGCCAACTTCTCGGTCGTAACATTACCGTCACGAATCTTGTCTTTCGTGATGGCTTGGTCGTTGATGTCGTCTGTTTTCATCATCGGCACCATACCACCTATTTTTGTATCGTCTCTAAATGTAGGCATATTTAATTTCTTTTGGTTCTGATGAAGTGAATATCTGAATCTTTACGGTCTCTGGGATAACTCGCATACGAAGATAGAACTTATTTGTGTTCTTGTGGGCACGGATGGGGACTCTAGGCTTCTTACCGTCGCCTTTGTCTTGCCGGATTACGAGTTTGCCTGGGTGTTTGAGCGTAATCATCAAGTAGATGTCACGTTGCAGGGTAATCTCTGGTGATACCCATGCAAGTTCTTCCTCGTTATAATTCGTTGATACATACTCCATTTTGTACAGTTAATAATTAAAAGTTAATAATTAATAGTTTCCCTCTCCTACTACTTTGTGCTAACACCTAGATGCTGCAAGGCTATCGTGTACATCTGATTTGCCTTGGTATCATCGTAGGCTGAGAGGAGGAGAAAGGCGAGATAATAGATGAAGGCATTCGAAAGTTTATCGGGGATGGCAACATCGGTTGTATCTGATGTTATGCTCACATTCTTTGGAACGCCTACAAAGGAAATAACGGCTTCGTCTGGTATTGGCTGCAAGAGGATGCAGATAGGATTCTCTCGCATGATTGTTGCCAAAGGACGGTCTGCGGTTCCCTTTGCCGTATCATCGAACATCATAAGAGCCTCATCGTCGGTATCTTCTACTGGCGTTACTGCCTTGAACCAGCCATCGCCACGAACTCGGGAGATATTGATAACCTCGGTATCGCTAGGCATCGTAATTGCTCCAATGCCTCTTTTTTCGTCAAAGCTTTCTACCTTAAAGGTTGAAGTAGTCGTTGCATCTACCTTCTTGGAGTCGGATAAGACAGGAGAAGATGCAGCAGTAATGGCGATCCAATGCAGCGCATCGTTTATCTTCGACTTGATGATGTTGTCCATATACAAATCATCCTTCTCATCGGTGATTTCCGATGTATTGTTGGATTCCTCGTCTATGCACCAACGTACTGCCTTTATAATGTCTTCTACCTTCATTTACACCTTAATTATATATATTACTCCTTGCCGTAATCTGGGAAAATAAGACCTGCCTTGTCTGCATGCTTCATGGCAGTTTCAAGAGTCCTGCAATCCTTATCAAAACGGTTGTTTATGTAATTAATAACTTCTTCCGCTGTACGGATGCCTGTTACCTCCTCTTTCTGTGACTTTTTTGTAGTCTTCTTTGCCGGCTCATCTACGGTAGACTTTAATGCGGCATTCTTTTCTTCTTCGAGTTTAGCCTTTTCGCCAGGGTACTCTTCTTCCTCATGGTCGAGAACAATAGTATTGTTGGCAAAAAGCAAGCTAGACTCTAGAAGTTCCTGACAGTATCGGTTTCGCAACGTAAGTGAAGGATATTTATTAATAATAACATTACCATTTGCGAAAGGATAGCGAACCTGATTACCCTGCTTACCTGAAAGCAGATAGCTAATGCTATTTTGATTTACTCGTGCTTTATATGTCTTAATCATATTTATTCTTGATAAATGGAGGGCATGGCAACATGCTCATGCCCCCGATGGTTTATTGTGATAATTTACTGCGCTGTATCTTGACCCGCGTAGAGAGTCCAAGCGGTACCAGTATAGTACAAAACTGTACCTGCCTCATACTTGACATCATCAGTAGGTGAATTAGCACCCTTTAGGGTGTAGTCTTGCGTGAGCGCAACCTTCATACCTTTTGATGGAGTCTTAGGAAGTTCCTTAGCAGAAATGATGGCACCGAGTGACTCTGTGGCAATCTTAGCAATCTTATTAGCAGGTCCAACCAAGATTGAGTTGTAACCACGAAGTGCTACACTATCTGCCTCCTGATGAATCCATCGCTTAGCGTCACGGACCTCACCACCTCCCTTAGACATATCATTGGTCTGCTCCTTCTTGCCAATCTTGACATATCGGCGAGAAGCCTTAGGGTCAAAGATAACCATGAAGTCTGACATACCCATGAGGTCGAGAGTCTGAGTCCAAACGAAATCAATAGAACCGAAAGTGTCCTTGAATCGCTTGAAGGTAAGGTCGAACTCGTTGTGATTAATGAAGTCGTTCTGATGACTACCCTCCAACTTGATATTCTCCAAACGTTCTATGGCGTTCTTACCACAGAAGGCGAAACAACGATCATTCTCAGAGAATTCTGTGAACTGGAGTTTGGAAATAGCAATCATATCGCCAAGCGTGTAAGTATTACCGATGGAGTACGTGTTGGTGAGCTGATTAATGATACCTTCAGATGTATAAACATCCTCAATCTGTCCGTCGCCGGTTTCTGCCTTGAAACGAGACTTGCATCCAAGCAAATAAGTACGCTCAGCACGGAGGTTATATTTGATGATAGCATCGGTCTTCAAGTCGGCAACGGTAATAGGCTGTTCCTTCTTTACCTTCTCGTAGTCATCTGTAAAAACGATGTTCAAGAGTTTCTTCTGAACATACACTTCTTTCTCGCGTGGCTGGAAGTTCTCTGGCGTAATGGTGAGCTGAGACTCAGAAGCAGCAGATGCACCAGCAAGGAATGTTGTGCCTACAGGAATTTCTGGACAAGTCATGTTGTCAAGATTGTCTCTTGTGTCTCCACTAACCTTCGGTTTTCCGTTGACTGCCTGCATGACCGCTTTTTTACCGTTAGCTTCAATCACATAAAGCATCAGTGTGCCCTCTGTTTTAGTCTGTGAGCCGGGCGCATAACCTGAAACGCCAGAAGCAAAGACAGTAGTGCCTTTATAGAATGGGCGAATAGAACCAGAGAAGTTCGTTGAATTAATCTCGATGGTGTCAGCAGTTTCAATCTTCTGAATAATCTGCCCATCAAGAGTTTCGCCACCGACACGTTGATGTGAGATTGACCAGTTCTTGATATTTACAGTTTTTGCCATACGGCGAACAATGGAAAGAAGCGGTGTCTTGAAAGGATAGAACTTAACAATCTCACTATCCCACTCCTTATCAAGCAGACCACCCTCACGAAGCTGTGTACTAGAAGCCTGAGAGCCTGTAAGGTCTTGACCATCTTTATTTCCACCTGGGCTAAGTCTGTCGTTAGCATTAGGGTCTACTGGCTCTTTTGCGGCAACAGTCTCTTTACTTGCAGGATTTACACCCTCGTCACCAATTTGCGGCTCTACAAGGTCTGCCGTTGCCATTACACCACCACCGGTAACAACGGCAAGAAGCATCAGAATCATCTTAAAGACGAACTGACCACTCATAAAATTCTTAAAACAATTTTTCTTCATTTTATACATATATTAATGGATTAATTACTTCTAATATCATCAAAGAAACTTTCACGTTTCTGTTTCTTTGCCGGTTTATTTCCTGCACCCGAACTAGAAAGAGAAGGAGGAATACCCTCGTTTGCGGAAGAGCGAACCTTATTCTGAATCTTTTCGTTTCGGGCTTGCATAGCCGCCTCGTCGCGCGCCGAAGTGATGTCGGAATCATAGTTGTTGGCATTGTGGAGCATCTTCCAAATATCATCTGAAATATCGCCACTCTCTACCTTGTCGTGAATCTCGTAAATCTGGGACCACATATCCTGTGCATCATCGGGATAGAGCTTCATCAGGCGTTCAAGCGACTTGCGCATGTTGGCAGTAACCTTCTCGGATGCCTCGTTCTGTTCAGCCACGTCCTCGTTGTGCTTGGCGAGAATCTCAGCGAGTTTCTTGCCGCCTTCAGGATCATCAAGCAACGTCTTTACATCAATACCCAAGCGAGCCATCGCATCAAACGGATTGTCGTCCGGATTTTTCTCCATATCCATCGCCAGAGCAGCGAGCCACTTGTGCTTATCGAAAACCTTAGACAACGCCTTACCGCTCTCTTCGTACCGTCCGAGCAAATCAGCATCATCATTCATTGCCGCATAACGAGCTTCCTTGTCTTCGAAGTCGATGTCAGAATGGCGATTAGAGAAGCGCTTGGAGAAAGCTGTACGATTAGGGCGCTCATCTACAGACGTTTCATCTGTAGCAGCCTCAGCAGGTGGAGCCTGTTGAGCACCACCTTCCTCATTCATCTGTGCTAATTCTTCTTTTGTCATATCTCTATAATACTGTTTGAAACTTTTCGGCAAAAATGCAAATAATTTGAAGAAGTTTTGCCGTGCTCCAACCTTACGCTTGGTGGTTGGTTGGAACACGGCAAAGAAAGCCATGTTTTTGCCTATTTTTGCGCCTATAATTAATAATGTATAAGAAAATGGTAAAGGCAAGAATACTGACACTTAGCAAAGTGATGCCTCAACATAACAAGTATGACTCGGTTAAGGCTCGCAAGCGAAGACAAGAACACGGCAAGGACGAGGAGTTACTCAGCCGATGCAGAAATGCATGGAATAACCTGAGCGGTGTGCGAGAAACGAGGGCGAGAACGATGCGCTACTGCATGGGCGACCAATGGAGCGACACCATCAGAGTATACCATCATGGTTACTGGGAGGAAATGACGGAGCGCACCTATATGGAGAAGCGCAACCAGACACCTATGAGCAACAACATCATGGTGAGCATACTGGAATCTATTGCCGGTCTTTATGCCAAGCAGGGAACGGAACCTGTCTGCTTTGCAAGAGATAGCGACTCCCGACAACTGAGCGACATGATGAGTGCCACGATGCAATGCAACTGGCAGACAACGTACATGCAAGATGTGCTGAACCACGCTATTAAGGACTATCTTATGGGCGGTCAGATGTTTGTCAGGGAGAGTTGGGAGGCGAAGGAGCTTGAAATGCCCGATTCATGGACAGACGCGATGGAACCCGACCACATGTTTTTTGAATGCGGCAGCGACCCACGGCACAACGACGTGAGTCTTATCGGTGTGCTGCATGACGTGAGCCGAGAAGACTTGTATCAGAAGTTTGCCAAAAAGGAATATGGGCTTACGGAAGATGATCTGAACGCCATCTTTGACGTTTACCCTTCGGATGATAACAGTTACGGCTATGAGTTTAACGAAGAGAAGGCGTTGGAGAATTTCAGTTTCGACCACAGCAACAAGGGAAGACATTACTCTAGAGTGATTGAGGTGTGGACCACGGAGACCAAACCAAGACTGCAATGCTTTGACCCGATTGCGACCACAGGAACCGGTGCTTACTTCCGTATAGACTTGGATGATACTGCGATGATACAGAAGCTGCGCAACGATAACATGAAGCGCAAGCAGCAGTATGACGAAATGGGTATAGCGGAAGAAGACAGAGCATACATCACTAGCGAAGAGATTGCAGATAAGTACTGGTATTATACCTACATGGCGCCAGACGGAACTATCCTCTGCCAGGGCGAAACACCCTACGACTATAAGAGCCATCCTTTTACGATGAAGCTATATCCGTATATCAACGGAGAGATTCATCCGTTCCTTGCCAACATCATAGACCAACAGCGATACATCAACCGACTGATTGTGATGAACGACATGGCCATCAGAAGCAGTTTCAAGGGATTCAAGATGATTCCTACGAATGTGCTTAACGGCAGAACACCAGAGCAGTTTATGGAAGAGGCGGTAGAGTATGACGGATGGATATTCTACAAACCATCGGTGAAGACACCGAATGCGAAACCGGAGATTATTACATCGAATGCCGTGAACATCGGTACGAATGAACTCTTGCAGATAGAGCTGAACCTGATTCGAGAGGTTACCAACGTGAGCGGCGCCTTGCAGGGTAAGACTCCATCGGCAGGAACTTCGGCAGCCAGATATGCACAGGAAAGCCAGAATGCAACCACGTCTCTGTATACCATCCTTGCCGACATGGACGTGTTTACGGAGAAGCTGGCAACCAAGAAGTGCATGACTATACAGCAGTACTACGAAGACGGAAGAAGGGTTTACGACCGGAACTTCAATACGGTTTACAAGTACGACCGCCTTTCGGCAAGAGATATTCACTTCAAGATCAGCATCAAGAATGCAGCAGCTACAGCAGCCTTCAACACGATGCAGAACGATACGCTCGACAAGCTTCTTGAAATGGGCGGTATCAATATCATTCAGTATCTGCAGAACCTCAACGCGCCATTTGCAGACAAGTTGCTTGCCAGCGTACAGGAGCAGCAGGCTCAGCTTGAACAGATGTATCAGCAGCAACAGGCAATGGCTCAGCAGCAAGGCGGCGGTCAGGTAGAGAACGGAATTGTGCAGGGTGCAGACCAGAATGCGGTAGCACAGGCACAGAGTGCATTAGGATATAACAGAGCAGCATAAGGTATGGCAGAAGAAGCAAAATTAGTAACAATCAGCATGGAGTCCATCGAAGGTGATGTGACGAAGCAGGTTTCAGTTATCGCAAAGAGGCTGAAAGACAAGGATGGTGTTTCTCTGTTTGGAAGCACGACCCTATCATCTGTAGAGAAAATGGTGATAAGGCAATACATCGAATCAGCGGTTCGAAGTTTTGCCGGAGAAATGGCACCAGTAGTAAAGACCTATCTGGACTCTTCACTTCCTGCATCAGTAACTTTCAATGTGACGCGACTGAACGAAGGCCACAAGAATGCTTTTGAAAGTTGCTTTATGGGATATGTAAGGGCGTACACAGCCTACATGGTGCTAACTTTGAGCAGTACAGAGCAAGCAAAAGTGTACTCAGAAGAAATGAATATGCACTTGAAGGCAGCAATACAGCTTGTATTCGACAAGACGCCTCCTACTACATCAACAAAGACATTGAAAGACATGACTGGTTCCATAGAGAACGAGCCACAGTTAGAAACCATTAAACAAGGATAAGCTATGATCATAAAATTTCAAATTATCAAATCGGTAGTGATTGAGGCAGTAAAGTCGACAACCTACCTGAAAGCAAAGATAGACAGTTCTACTGACGAAAGAAACATCAAGACTGGTTTTCAAGAGGCAGCAGGTGACGATGAGGTACATGAAAGGACGCTAACGCACGACTTTCAGACTGCCTTAGAAATGACAAAGACCATTCTTGCAGAATATATCGTTCCTACTGCGCAAACAGTAGGAGATAACATCATCTACTACAACGACAAAGATGATGATATAGTAGAATTTGTTCTGAACGCCTCACGAAGATGTAACGGAACGTTGACCGATACTCTGGCACGACTGGTGGCAAAATACGTTGAGGACTACATGATTTATCAGTGGTGGTTAAAGACTACCAATCTGAAACAGGCAGAGCCATATCAGGCTACACTTGCACTAGACGAGCAGAGCATCAGAAGATGTTTCGTATTGAGCGGTCCGGCAGTTCCTACAGTTCCTTACACCCAACATCTGACCGCCAAGGTGGACGGAAGCGAAGAGGACGGAGCAGTAACCATCCGCATAGACGATATGGAAGTTACCCTATCCTACTCTATTGACGAAGGAACCATTGATGATATTGAGGCAAAAAGCAGCGACCCTAGTATACTGGAAGTACACAGAAGTCAGCAGCCACATGCTTTCTGGCTGAAGCCTATCAATACAGGTGTAGCAATCATCACTCTATTCTCCAGACACAGCGACAAACTGGAAGTGGAAGTAGAAGCAACCGTAGCAAAGGAGGTATAAGATGGAGTTTAACAAATTGCACCCAACACATTTTATCCGAGAGAGAGGATGGAAGCCCGAGCCAAATCCTTTCTTGCCGAAGCCACGAAGAGCAGGGCACGGCTACACGGATAAGCACATCTTTATCTATGCCACCCAACTCTGGTATGATATTGATGCAAATACCAACATGGTAGGACGAGCAAGACGGAACATGAAGGATGCGCAAGGTGAAGATATTCCGACAAGCGAGAACGATCAGGAACGTCCGCTCTTTTACCGTTGGTTTGACAAGTATATTAATAAGGTGGAAGCGAATCTGTCTGCCTATGTAATGAAACCAGAAGGAAGGGTTAGAGATAATGCCCTGAGAGAATGGGATGAGAAGGAGATATGGCTGAAATTTCCCGACTACTGGGATGATACCAAATATGATGCACTCGTCAAGCTGATACACGACTATATCGTGACCGGTGCGCTATACGAATACTTTATGCGCACATTGACGAGCAAGGACCCTCTGACGATAGATCAGATGAACCAACTGGACGAACTGGAGATAGACATCATAGACTGCGCCAACTCAACCAAGCCGGGCTGTATGATTCATACTCTGAAACCCTTCGGATAATAAAAAGCGAGCGTATGGAAGATTTTGAAATGGATGGATTTAAGTCTGTAAGGGAGATACAGAAGGAGAAGAAGGAGAAGGTAAAGAAACTTCTCCCTGCAAGAAAGAGTGCCCAAAAGGAATATATACGTGACTGGCTGGCAAGGAGCCAAGAGCAGTTTGAGGATTGTATGAACCAACTGGCAGAGTATGATCCTAAGACATACGTCACCATCTACAAAGACCTTACCAAGCACATGATACCAAAGCAGACAGAAGTAAGCGTTACCCACGGAATAGATGCAGACTTCAAGCAGCTTATGGCACTCGGTATGACAACCGTAGAGGATGAAGATGAGGCAGACGTACTGGATATAAGCAAAGCACCCGAGATACAGGATGCAGATTTTGAAGAACTAAACGATTTAACGGATGGCTCTAGTAACTGAACAGGAAATAGATAATCTCGTAGCGGAAAATCAGGAGCGATACGATGAGATTTATGGCACCTACGACCCTATGACGGGCGAAGGATGCTATAACTTTGAGCATCGTGTGCTGATAGAACTATCCGATTTCTTCATTCCTAAGATGTGGGTTCCGAAGAAGACCGCCAAATCTGTTCTGTTCAGAGGTCTGAGAAAGATGGGCAGTCTGAAAGACTACATCAAATATGTGGCGCACCAGAAGGATGATGCCCAGCATTTCCAAATGCTTACCTTTACCATCTGCAGAGTGAGGTTCATGGAAGACCCCGAGTTTGCCCTATACGTGACCGATAAGATTGAGGATAAGAAGACCGGTAAGATGATTCCTTTCAAGCTGAACTATCCTCAAAGAAAGCTACTGAAGATTATGGAAGACCTGCGGAATGCCCACAAACCGGTGTTCGTGGTTATTCTGAAGGCACGTCAGTGGGGCGGCTCTACCCTATCACAGCTTTACATCAAATGGATTCAGGACTACAGGCGCGATGGTTGGAATGCTATTGTGCTTGCCCAACAGAAGAATACCGCCAAGAAGATTAAGGCTATGTACCGAAAGGCTTTGGAGCGGCAGCCGGGGTGGACCGTGGGACATCCGGGCGCAAAACTCCAGTTCTCGCCATACGAAAATTCTCCCGACGATTTTCAGGTAACGGATGGTGTGAAGGCTATCAGACGAAGCACGTTGACGGTAGCATCCTTCGAGAACTTCGATTCTGTGCGTGGTAGCAACTTCCACTGTGCCCACTATTCGGAGGTAGCCTATTGGAAGAAGACACCGGAGCATGATCCTGAGGGCGTGATTTCTTCTATATCCGGTGGTATCGACCCATTGGAAGACAATGTGGAGATATTCGAGAGTACCGGTAGAGGTAATTCTGGTTTCTTCTACGACAAGTGCCAGTTGGCAATGGACCCAAAGAATAATGATGCTTATTCGTTCCTCTTTATTCCTTGTTTCTTCATCGAAAAGGATATGACTCCTGTAGAGAACAGAAGAGCATTTGCCAAGTGGCTTTTGCAGAACAGAGACCGAAGTACCTGTCCGAAGGGTTATCGTGAGACCGGTAAGTTCTTCTGGCGAATGTGGCAGAAGGGTGCTTGCTTTGAGGCGATAGAATGGTACAGAAACTACAGAAACAAGTTTACTACCCATGCGGCATGTGCTACCGAGGCTCCTATTGATGAGGAAGATGCGTTCAGAAACTCTGGTAGACTGGTATTCAATCCTTATTCTATAGACGACATGCAGGCTATGTATAAGCAAGACCCTAAGTTTACTGCCGACATCGTGGTGAACATCAGCGTGAAGGATGATAACACCATTCCGAACTCGAAGGTAAAGCTGAGAGACGACGGAGAGGGAGACTTGAAGATTTGGGCTGTGCCAAACTGTCTGCAAGTGGAGAACAGATATTTGGTGAGCGTGGATATTGGCGGTAAGAGTACGACATCGGACTATACCGTTATGACCGTGATAGACCGATTCGGCATGATTCCTACCGTGAAGGGTAAGCCAAAAGTGGTAGCGAGATACAGAGGACATGTAAGACATGATAAACTGGCATGGATGGCTGCTGCCCTAGCCCATTATTATGATGATGCGCTTCTGGTGATAGAGAGTAATACTGCCGACCGAGAGAAGAACAACAACACGGAGGGTGATCACTTTCTGACTATTCTGCAGGAGATAGCCGACTACTACGATAATCTGTATCAGAGAACGAGCAGTTCGGAGAACGTGGAAGACAACGTACTAGCGAAGTATGGTTTCCAAACCAACAAGCTGACGAAGCAGCAGGTGATTGATAACTTGGAAGAGTTTATTGATGATAATCTGTATGAGGAGCCAGACAAGGAAATGTATCATGAGTTGCGCATCTATGAGCGACATGATGATGGCAGTTTGGGTAACATCGTGGGTAACGGAAACCATGATGATGTGGTAATGAGTACTGGCATCGGTCTCTTTGTGAGTCTTACGGACATGGAGAAGCCTAGCTGGAAGAAAGCGGAAAGAAGAAGCCGTGGTGGCGATGGTGTTCATACGGCGGCGAAAATTTAAGTCAATGTTAAATGTTGAATTATTATGGAAAGAAACTTAGAAAGACAAACTTTGAGTTTTAGCAAGGGCATGACGAATGTACCTAGCGACTTGCTTTCAGATGATTCTGAACTACTGGAGAGTGACGGATTTATCTTTAAGGATGGAGAAATGAAGGCGGTACAGAAGGGGGTGAGTATTGGCAACGTTCCTTATAAGATAATGTACGTTCACAAGATGGCTGACTATGAGAATATCATTGCTTATGATGGTACGGAAAATATATACTGGTATACCAAAGATGATAGTGGAAATATCGCAAGCCCACCCGATGGAGTAACGAAAAGTTTCAATGTAGGAACCGTTTATGACGTAAACAGCATAGGCAACACGTTGGTTTGCGCCACAAGCGAAGGGATTCACTATTTGCTTTATAAAGGAAATAAATACAAGGATTTGGGTAAAGAGTTGCCTCGTTTAGATTACGATTTTACTTTTGAGCGACCGACGGGCAACTATACCCAGGAGGAAAGCGGAAGAACATTATGTAATGCCGAGAATGCTATCGAGACAAAACAAGGAGAAAGCTATTTTAACCCATTAAACCATACGTTTATTCAGGCAGGCGGCGTAAAACCCGATGGCAGCGAAACCAAATCATATATAATGTTTAGCATTAAGGTATCATCAGATTCAAAATATGAGAATGAGTTTCAAGAAACTATTCAAGGGCATGTAGCGCAAGCAATAAGCTGGGCAAAGAGCAAGAATATGTTTGCTTTCCCATTCTTTCTAAGATGCGCTTTCCGCATGTTTGATGGTTCATACTGCAGAATAACTACGCCTATAGTATGCTATCCAACAGTAAATAAAAACTGTATGTTCAGTTCTGCTGTTTTTGATAGTACACACAACACCTATATGGATTTACATCAGATGGGGGGCGCAGGAAGTATGTTTTACTTTATAGAATATAGAGAATTGCTATTCAGGTTTGAATCAATATCCAGCGACTGGAGCGACATCATCAAAGAGATAGTTGTTTTTGCGTCAGATCAAGTAGTGCCATTCTATATAGATAAAGGTTGGCATTTTGAAAGTCCTAATGGCTTGCATAAGAAATATGCTTATGCTAATTTCGGCTATAAAACTTACGAAGAAAAGCTATTGAATTAAGACGTGGATGGCTCGACAAGCACAGATACAACTAAAGAACCATATACCAGAACGGTACATGACGAACTTTTACCAAAATACAAGAGTGATCAACAGATAATATCCGAATTACTCTCAAAAACAGTTTTTTACAAATTATTCACCGTGCCAATAGCTGAAGGCTATTTGGGTGGGAACAAATTTCATTATACCGTTACCGGTCAGGGTGGAGAAACGGCATTTATCGCTGATGGAACCTTGGAAAATCTTCAAGAGCAAGAGCAACTGAAAGTGGACGATTACTACGGATGGGCTTCTTTGAGTGCCGAATCTATATACAATTATAATGGCAGACTGAATCTTATTGGAACAACACGAACTCCTTTTGCAGGTTTCGCCAAATTTGTAGGAAAAGACAGGTCTAAGGATGATGGATTTTTAATGTTTACGCACATCGTTTCAGATAAATGTGATACATGGACTGAAAGAAGTGTTACTGCCGATGAAGATTTTCTGCAAGGATGGCTGTTTTATCCAGACCCGAATGCTACGGAGGTTATCTTTCACTCTGGAGGAAAATATATCAGAATTAATCTAAAGGCACACCCTAGATTAAATGGCGCTTATACGTTTCCTGTACTTCCTCCAAATAAGCCACAGGAGTTTGCGGAAATCAGTGAAAGCGAATTGCTAAAGATTGTAACAAGCGTAAATGATAAAGAAGATTTGAACTCTCAGATTTTCACTTCTGTAGTCAACAACCCATTTGTATTTGAGGCATCGGGAGATAATACTGTTGGAACCGGCAAGATACTCGGAATTATTGCCAATACAGAAGCGGTAAGCCAAGGTCAGTTTGGTCAATATCCATTGATGGCATTTACGGACGAAGGTATCTATGGCTTATCGGTTAACTCGGAAGGACTCTATAGTAGGGCTTACCCAATATCAAGAGAGGTATGTAACGAGGATTCGCCACTGGTGCCAACGGACAGACTTGTGTTCTTTGCAGCAAAGAAGGGACTGATGGCTGCAAGTGGTGGAAGCGTAGCCTGTATGAGCGAACAGATGAGGGGAAGAGTGCCGAGGAACTTTGCAACATTCGGTGAAGGCAAGTTCCTGGATTTTCTGAAAGACTGCTTTATCGCCTACGATTACAGAGACTCCATATTGAGAATATTCAGCAAGGGGAAATCATACCAATACATATTTAATATGGTGGATAAGACCTTCTCGATGGTGAATAGCGGCATAGAGGCACAGGCGGTAGTGAATGATTATCCGGATAATCTGATACAAGATACTAACGGAAATGTTTATTCACTCACGGCAAAACCAGACACCAATGAAGATACGGAAAGCTATAGCGGATCATTTACTACCAGACCTTTGAAACTGGGCGGCAGCATGACGTTGAAATCGCTGAGAGCGGTGAAGCATCTGTTTGATTCGGACGAAGGTACGATTGGGCTGGAGATATACGGAAGCAACGACTGCAAGCACTGGTGCAAGCTGCCAAGCTTGGCTGGTAAGCCTTGGAAATATTTTACTTTCAAGTATACGCTGCAGAACTTCAAGGCTGCTGATTCCTTTGCTGGCAGTATAGTGGAGGTACAAAGCAGACGAGAAGACAAAATGAGATAATTCTTTCATACGCGCTAATTTATGATAACATGAAAAAGGCGGCTGCTCATCACGAGTGGTCGCCTTTAAAATGAGTTATGAAATACATTTTTAAAAACATGATTCTTCTTATATGTGTGTTATCTGTTTTTGATATTATTTATGCAATACGCTACGATGTAGCCTAATACGAAGCACCAAAAATGGAGAAGTCCGTTGACATTCGGCACGGCCATGGTGCAAATAATGAACGGCATTGCTTTCTTTAATGCCTCTTTCCATCGCCCTGTCCTACCCCACATCAAACCGAAGGATGCGAATAGGAAACCGGAAAGCCCCATTGTAGGCTGACTAACATACATGGGCAGCAGACTAGCGACAGAGGCAACAGCCAGAGAAGTGACTGGTTTCATATCGTTCTTTATCTGCCAAAGCACCAGAAGGTTTACGGCAAGATGAAAGCCGTTGACATGGAAGAAGCTATACAGGATATGATTCTGCCAAGGGCAACCGGGATAGAAACCGACATGCCAAGCACACAGAACGAGGCAGATGATGCTAAGCACCAGCTTTGTTCGAAAGTTTCTTCTTACGAAGGTCCATTTCTCTGTAATTTTTTCCATACTTCTTATAGTAAGCGAAAATGAATTTGAGATTACTTGGCTGGATAAAGAACTCGGGTGCAGGCTCAGAAACAAGGAACTGGCAGATAAACCATAAAGATTTGCCCACGAATTCCTTTCGCTGCGTCATTTCGTTCATCCTATTGAACAGCGTATAGTATAACTTCTGCCGAATCGGCTTCATGCTATCCACCTTTGAGAAATCGCCGACTGCCATTCTGCGGAGTATATCCCAAGCTCTTTTGGGAGAAACATAGTATCTGGGGGCAGGAGAATGAACCACCTTTTCCCAAGCCTCCTGTTGAGAATGGCAATTAGGAGCTATCTCCCGATACGCCTTCATCAGATCATCCCTCTGTCTGTCAATCAATTCGTAATTTGCTCTTGCCATATAAATGCTGCATTAAGATGCTGCAAATATACATATTATTTAGAATATGACCAAATAAGAACATAAAGATTTAAATAAGTTTAATATTAGACAGATTTTCATGGTGTTACGAAAGAAAAAGTTTAATTTTGCAGCAAAATGAGATGTAAATCTCAGAAAAAGTTAGCAAAAAGTAAAATTAAACCATAAAATCATAACAAAATGAGAACAAAACAGGAAACACCTCTCTCGGAAGAGGAGAAAGTCTTAGTTATGGAAGGCTTATTGAGTAGGAAGATTTGGAGGTTCTATGAACTTCTAGCAAAGTGGGCACCCATTCCATTGATGCTAGGTCACTGGTACGGCGTATGGGACTATGGGCACTATCCCTAGACCAACAGTTGTAGATACCGATTTCAACGGAAACTGCATCATCTGGATTTATGTACTGGCATACATTTATATGCCACTGACCATGATACCGGTAAGTTTCTTCTTCAGATACTGCTGGATTTTCCGCATTCCGTTCTTCTATTTTTTCGGTATCAACGCTATCAGATTGTATTATCAGCACTGGCTCATCACTCCCGAGCAGTTGGAGATGCACCATGTGTTTATCATATTCACTTTAATGCTTTACGCTTATGGATTTATCAAAATCGCTCTATCGAATAGCAGAATCTGCCTTCGGGATGCTAAGAAACGATGAGTGCGGGTTTACAGAGGAAGAAGAGAGGATTGTGCAGAGAAATCTGCTTTACTGGATGGAAAGGAAGCATCACTTTGACGAGCAACTGGGCAGAGCCTGCATCGCCAACATCTATTATTTTGATGATGATGTTCACAAAAAGTATGCTCCTTACTTCGGGTTTGATGAATTGAAGGATGATTATGACCGGCTATCTTGGAACATACCGGACTACAACTTCTGGGATTTTGCGGTAACGATGAATAAGATGTATGCTGACCATATAGACGTGGTGGGCAAATGGTCGAAGAACAAAGATACCACAAGAAAAAGGATTTCGGAACTGGCTATCAGTTTCCTCTGTGACGAATCGACAAACCACCCTACAGATAAAATCTGGTGGTATATGAATAGCTAAGTTGGAACACGGCAAAAGCTATTGAAAAGCCTTTTATCTTTGTAGCCATTAATCATAAATAATGGTATATGGCAGAGATAGTACATACATTTTTACAAGAGCACCTGTACAGATCGGCATTGGTTATTGCCATCTGCATGGGTGCTCTTATCATTTCTATGGGCGTGGACCTGTTCTTCGGTATCAAGAAAGCGAAAGAGAACGGGCTGGCTACGACAAGTACAGGATTCAAGAAGACTTGCGACAAGGCGAGGAAATACTTTTCTCCCTTCATGGTGACGGTCTGCATAGACCTGATAGCCTGTACGGTTCTCCCCTTCCCTGTCTTCTCTATGATATGGGCAGGCTATTGCGTGTTCTGTGAATTTGTAAGCGTAAGGGAGAAAAGCTGGCAGAAGGCTGAGATACGGAAGCAGGAACGTTCTTTCAGCATACTCTTAGAAAATAAAGAAGACTTGGCTAGGGCTTTTGCTGAGATTATGAAGGAGCAGGGAAAGGAGGAGAAAAAATGAGACTGATTAAAAGAATTTTTGTTCATTGCACTGCCTCTTCTCAGAAATGGGGTGTGAAGGAACTTTGGGATGAGTTTAAGCGCAAAGGCTGGAATAACCCAGGGTATCATTACGTGATTACTGCTGATGGTGGGATTCACCAGATGCTGCCGGTAGAAATGGTTAGCAACGGCGTGAAGGGATATAATGCTACAGCTATCAATGTGGCTTATGTTGGCGGTATCAACAAGAAGGGAAAGGCGGTAGACAATAGAACTGAGGAGCAGAAGAAATCGCTTATCACTCTGCTCACTCAGCTGAAGAAGAAATATCCGGATGCTGAAATCTTGGGGCATAGGGATATTTCGCCCGACAGGAACCATAACGGCGTGGTGGATCCTTGGGAGAGAATCAAGGAGTGCCCTTGCTTTGACGCTAAAGTTGAATACAAAGAGATATAGCTTATGAAATGGTATGACATAAGGTTTTGGAAATGGGCTTGCATCGGCTTGGTGATTGGAATTATCCTATTGGCATTTACAGGATGCAAGACGAAGGAGTATATCAAGGTTCCTTCTGTTAGAACAGAATACGTATGCAGAACTGATACTTTTGCTAAGTTGGATAGTATCTACATGAAGGATTCGGTGTATGTTTTTCAGAAAGGTGATACGGTTTTCCATAACAAGGTGGTTTACCGGGACCGGTATCATAATATATATAAGGTGAAGACGGACACGATCATCAAGACGGATTCAGTCTCCGTGCCTTATCCTATAGAGCGACAACTGACGAAGAACGAACAAAGGCTGATGTCACTGGGCAGATGCTATATCGCCTTTCTGTTTATACTGGCGGCTTGCGCGATTGGGTTCGCTCTCTGGTACAGAAACAAAAAGTGCTAGCTTATGGCGAAGATTAGCGAAGAACTGCAGATGATTGATTCGCTCCTGATGGAATTTCATGAGCGGATTCAGAGCGGAAGATGCTTAACTAACAAACAGCAAAATGCTTTCATGTTAGATTTTCTGCACCGCATCGCCAACAAGGATGAGCCTATCAGTAAGGCTGAGGCATGCGGCTACGTTCATGTTTCTAGGGCTACCTTTGACCGCCTTGTGAAAGAAGGCAGGCTGCCAAAGGGTAAAAAGCGGAAAGGATGGACCGAGCTGGTTTGGTACGAAAAGGATTTAGATAAATATGTAGATAGATTGGTATAGATTTTACTTTTTTATTTTTAGTTAGTTTATTAATTAGGTTTTAAGTAGTAGATTGTTTCATAACAAAAAGAAATCCCCACTCGGCTGTGATAGCTGGGTGGGGATTGTGGGTTATTTATTTCATGAATGCCATCCAAATAGTTTGGTTCTTGATGGTGGTACGGTGCCCGAATATAGGTTTGTAATCGGTGATAGCCTTTAGCACATCACTAACCTTTATCTGCTGCTCGTTCCACTTGAAAATGAGTGTTCCGTTTGTTTTCAGCACCCTCATGCCCTCATGGATAGAATCGTTGATGAATGCTTGCCAATTTTCGGGCAGCTTACCATATTTCTTGCATAGCCATGAGTTCTGTCCTACCTTTAGCAAATGAGGAGGGTCGAAAACTACCATATTGAATGTTTCATCTTCGAATGGCAAATTAGTGCAATCGGCTATCATATCGGGTTGTACGTCTAATTTGCGTCCATCACATAATGTGTCGTGATATTCTCTTATGTCTGTAAAAAGTACCTGTGGGTCCTGCTTATCGAAATAAAACATACGAGATCCGCAACACATATCTAATATTCTTTGTTTCATATACTACTTCTTTGTTAGTTTAATTGCCTTTATAAGGCGATGATCTCCTGCTATTTTACCGGAATCTTTCTTACCATGGTAATAACCAAATCTATAAGCCCAATATCGGGTTTTATAGACTTTCTTCATTATCTTCTTTGCTTGTCTAATCTTCATACGCCAATTAAGTTTCCAATCAAATGATGGACGTGCTTATCGAAAGCAATTATTTTACTCATATTATAACTTCAATAAGTCTTCGACATCAATATAATCAATACCAAAATTCTCAGCACATTTCTTGTCTGAATCAGAGAAATCTCCAGGCTTGCCACTAGCATCACCAATCATTATTGCATTTTCCTTAGACAATTCTTTAGACCAAAAATGCTCTAACATACCAGTGTTTGGCTTACGCATTGGATCATCTTTATCTACAGAATCACAATAAATACTATCGACCTTAACTTTAAGAGAAGTTAAGTAGAATCGTACAAATACTGTTATACCTTCAAGTTTTGCCTCAAAATCTTCCTTAGAAACATATTTTGGTATTCCACCTTGATTTGTAACGATGTAAACATACTCCAACTTCGGAAGCATTTTCTCTATTTTGTCAAGAACCTCGTTTCTAAAGGTGTAGTCATTAATATTAATAGGAAACGTATTTCCTGATGCCGTTTTGATTAAAGTGCCATCCAAATCTATAAATAGTACCTTTTTTTTGTTATAATCCATATTCTCTACTTTTTATCATCTCCCTGTTACAGAAGATGATGGTTAGTTACTCTGTTAGCAGCCACAATGGTCGTTAGTCCAATTCTGATAGAATTTCTTACTTCCACCACAGCCACCTTGTTTCCAATATCCGAATACCCTAATGGTCTTTGGAGTATTAACCCACAACAAAAGACCTCTATCTGAATTTTCAAACTGAATATTCTCTAAGATATGATTAAACCAAATCGTAAACAACTTTTTCTTCTTAAAGTGACTATATTTTTTATTAAAGTCATCTTTATCTAAATTATAATAGCTAAATCTCATATAATCTTCTTTTTACCCTCTCCCTTTTGCAGGAGAGGGTGGTAAATTATAATTCAAACTCTTTGATTACTTTAGGTAATTTATCGTACCCCATAGCTACATGATGCTTCTTGCAAGCATCAATAGCTTTTTCTTGAGTATCAAAATAACTAACACAGCGACAGAGATTTGTAGACTTATCTTCTTCAATGTATCTAAACTCAGTACCAAATCTGCTTTGTTTACCAACTAATGCTCTAAAGCCTTTTTCATCTTTTGTAATTCTATATTTCATAATCTATCTATTTATATCCTTTGCAGGATGGTTAATCATAAATTATAACACAATCATTGTACACAGATACTTCAGCTATACTTAGAGGCTCTCCGTTTTCTTGTGTTCCATGAGAATAAGGAAAGCAAACTTCCATAGTCTTATCCTCTACCTTTGATAATTCATCAATTAATTTTTGTACTGTCATATTACTACTATTTATGCCCAAAAGCGATTAATAATTGCGTCTTATCTCAACTTTCCACTCCTTAGAAGAGAACTTCTTTTTGAGATTTTCAATTAAACTCTCTATATCTTGAAGAGATTCAAAGGCATTCGTTAAATATCCAACTTGATAGTAATCCCATCTATCTGGATATTCATCTTTCTCCTTTTGAGTCAGCGGTCTAACAAACTCCCCTTTGATGGTTTGGTATTCGTTTGGAATTTCAATTCCTTCCAAATACCCAGATACTACGCTATCACCACACACATTGTCTACATAAATATACAATTTTGCATAATAATGTACTGCGTCACAACAAAAACCCTGAAAAGAACAAATCTCGATTTCCGCTTGTCTTTTTTTGTCTTTAGTATAACTACCCCTGGTTGTGTATACTTTACCATGAAGATTAAACTGAAATCCTTCTCCAATATTCTGAGGAATAACTCCAGTTACAGTAGATATATCAAATCCACTTTCTATTCGTAAATAACTATTTGTATTCATACGCTTACTTTTTAATAGTCAGTTGAACACCAGTGGCACTTACCCACATATAATTTTCTTTCTAACTCCATACAGATAGTATTATACTCATCTGATGTAATGCTGTAACATTGTAATATTTTTGACGTGGGTAATTTATGCTTAAAACGCATATCACCACAGACATATTGTCCTTTTGCTTCTTTCTTATCTCGGTCAAGAGTATCACCAAAATCTTTACTCTTGGCAGCTTTACCATTGATAATGAATATTTCTAATTCACAAGGACAATCATAAAAGGGCTTGATAATTAAATCCATATACGCTTTACTTTTTACGATGATTATACTTCTTAATGGCATCCTTCTTAGAAGCTGCCATAATCTTAATACCTTTGATGGTGAACTCATGCTGTATCTTTGGCTGGCACTTCTGCTTGTCGGAAGGAATGTTGCCTTTCGGCACATTGAATCTAATACGTGGAAGACCAAAAGGGAAATCACTCATCTGATATTCCATTTCAGTTTGCATACTAATCATTGATAATAATCCATTCATAGCTTTACTCCTTAACTTCTTTAAAGATTACATTTTTACGGTCTGAGCGTTGTTCTCTTGCGCATGGATATTGTCTCCAAACTTCACAAGCACCCTTACCATTAAAGAAGCAACCTGCACAAGTTACAGTCTTAGTTACAACGATGTCCAAGACTACTCTTTCGCCAACTTTAAGCTCTTTCATTGCTTACCTCCTTTCGTAATCAAGTCAAACAACTCATCTATAAATATCCAATCAGACAAATGGAATATATTGACTTGCTCTTCCCACATTTCTTGATATGTATTGCAAGTAGTTTTATCAAGCTCATCGTTCATATCGTAGAGCTTTCTATCACCGAATTCTTTTGAGAACGCAAGAACCTTTCCGTTATCATTACGTGGGACTTCGCTAGCAGGGTGAAACATGTCCTTCAATAGCTCATTGATACCCCACTTAGCACCTAGTCCAATGGCTTCTTTGATGTCCTCTTTGTAGAACATTTCTTCCTTTTCATCATTGTTGAAGACTATCTCTTCACCATTAAGCAAGAATCTATCCTCGTAGATTTCTTCCTTTGCAGCTTCTATTTTATTATCATCTATCATAATCTACCCTTTCTTTTTCTAAGTTCTAACATCCTCCTAGTTCTACGGTTTTCCTTGCCACTAGGAGGATTACCAGCGAGTTTAAAATGTGGGATGCAATCATAATCTCTATAGATATGAGCTTCATTGATTGCATTGATTTCTTCACTAGTCAAGGCTTCTTTAAGTGATACACCAGTTGGTGTTACAATTATCTTTGCTTCGTCTCTAATCATTGCTCACCTCCTTCCCAATCATCAGTCGTTCCTAGTAGATGTGCTGTCTCTTTGTTGTAAGGAATACAATACTTACGACTAAATCCGATACAACGAAAAGGATATTGTGATTCTTCTTTATAATGAGAAAAGAGTTCAGCTTCCCATACAGCATCTTTCTCATTTCGCCCCAACACTTTATCGAATGGCTTAAACTCGCACTTTGGCTTTAAATCCACAATCTGTTTCTTCTCAGCATCCCAAGCCTTGCTTTTCTTTTCGAGAGCATCAAAGAGCTGCTGTTTCTCTTCTTCTGTGGCAAGGCGAAGTTTACAAAGGTCTTTCTTAAAGAAACAAGTTCTATAGCCCATACTCAAAGTTAGACTACTTAAATCTAAAGAAATAAATGAGCTATAACCTTCTGATAAACCAGTTTTATCTGATACTATAAATACATCTTGTCTATTACCATAGTCGGCAAAAGCTATATCCCCATCCTTGAACTCTGGTTGTTTGTCAATCTCCAATGTATCACGATTGAGCTTGCCGCCCAACTTCTCCTCGATAGTTTTGATATAGGTCTGAGCAGCATTCTCTGCTTCGAGAGTGAATTCTTCTGTAGCACAACTACATTCTCTTACATATTCATATCCGTTTTTGCTAATTTTACTACGATAATGTTTGCCCGTAAAAGTTGTGTATGTGTCATCGGTGAACTCCTCGAAGATAACATGTGTATCTCTGTCTTTATTGACCAGAACATCACCTTTCTTCCAAGCAAACTTTGACCAGTCACGCATCTCCTTTGATGGAAATAGTACGCATTCTGAATCTTCGATACCCTCATTCCATCTACCTTTATAACTATAACGAGCTAAGTCTCCTGTATTCTTAGACCTTACACAAACTGGATATGCACCATTATTATCCACTCCTTGTAAAGTACACTTAGCTAATGTTATTGACCATAAACTAGTGCCTGTTGGCTTATCCTTAAGGATTTCCGCTATATTAATCTCTGTTTCCATAACTAAACCAATTTTTGCGTTAAACAATACTGGTAGTAACTCATACTACCAATGTAATTTATACTTTTCCATACGCTTTACTTCTTAAAACGCAATTCTAAAATCCTTACCTTTCAAAGTAGGTCTCTTTTTAAGGACGAACTTCTCTAATTCTTCAAAATCTATCGGGAAGAGCGCACAATATTTATACTTTAATGTGCAGATGAATCTTCCGTAGAGCATAACATCAAAAATAAAAGTCTTCATACTTACTCCTCCTCTTTAGTTTCATACTCTTTTTGTAACTTCTTGACCTCGCTCACGAACTTACTGACATCAATATCACAATCAATTACCTCTTGATGGTTTTTGATGGCATCTTCTATCAGATGGGTGCATTCTTCGGTAAAACCACAGATATGATCACCTTCGATGGTGTAGAGATACTTGTGTGTGTTGTAGTAAGCACACTGGCAGAGATATAAGCCCTCTGAGTTGAGGCGGTCCCGTACATCGGGATTGTTGATGCGAAGGACCACCATCTTACCTTTACTTGAATAGTACTTGCGGTATTTGATGCGGTCTGCAACGATGATTGCTATAGCTACCAACCACAGGATAGCTAGCACAATGATAACATCTATTTGAATTGTATTCATAACTTTCATTTTTTATTGTTTGTTTATCTTAAGTCTAACATTCTTCCATGATTTTGGATGTTCAGTTCCTTATTGACATCGTGGAGGCTGACGGATGGCAATGTATGCGTATCGGGGTCTAAACCCTTCGACTTGCAATAATTTCGCCATGCCTCTATGCCATGAGGTTTCTTTGCATCCTCTATCGCTTTCAGACGCTCTTCTTCTTTTCTGCGCTCAGCCTCTACCTTTCCACGTTCAAGCAGAAGCTCTTTTTCGTATGAATCAAGTGCTACCATTAAATCTTGTGGATTGATGGTAGTGGCAGTAGACTTGTCTTCATATTCATGCTTATACTGATACAGTTTTCCATACTTACCTTCCATTATTCGAATAAAGGCATAGTCGAGTTCTGTTGTAGTCCAATAATAGTACTTTGTGCATAATCTCGTTGCAAGCATTTGTATCTGAAACTCTGTGACTATATCGAAGACTCCAAGAAAAGTGAAGAGTTCTATCAGTCTGCCCTTTACCCATCCGACGAGTGAGCGCAAACCACCTTGCTTCTGAACACTGAGCAAGGTGGTTGTACTTTTACATATAGCACTCGTAAAGGAAGATGGGCGAACGTAGTTCGGTTTATCCTTGATAATCGGAACCAAGGATTCTTGCAGCCTTTGCTGCGAGATTGACAGCTCGTTGTTGTTCATAATCTTGCTTTTGGATAATTTCGTCATTCCAACACTCACCATTAAGATAAGTGAGTGGGTCTTTTCTGTACACAGGGTCGGGCGTAGATGCTACATAGAGAGGAGTTGCTTTCATACAAGCTACCTTATCGTTAAGGCTTAACTTCTTCCACTTAGCCTCTGCCTTCTTGCGGCCTCGTTTTTTATTGTAGGCATTCCACCATTCCTCAAAAGGCGGTTCGAAGACCAACATCTGTTTTTGCTCTTCTTCAACCTCCAAGTCTACCGTCTCCACTTCGGCATGATTGCCGAACAACTCAGAAGGCTTGTAATACTTACCCGTAAGCGCCCATCTTGCACCGGCTACAAAAGCATCTTGCAGGGGTTCGTTTTCCGAATATTTATTAGCCTCCGAATGGATTTCCTTTAACGTTTTCATAAGCTATATGATTTTGATGATTTATACCCAACCGGCACCCGAGTTCTCGAGTTCTCGCTTGCAATACTGCAAACCAACTTGGTCATCGGGTTCCGGAATCATGATACTGCGGACATTTGCGTAATCTATCACGTTTCGGATAACGCTGCTAGCCTCTGCTGTATTGAGGGAAGTGAGAGGCTTATATTTGCGGTTACCTGTCTTGTCTACCTCATCGGTATAGAAGATGTAGCTGCAAATATTGCGCTGAATATCACGAAGCGTTTCGTAGAAGGTCTGCCCTAACTTTAGGGCGAGATAGCTAATCATGAAGTGAAGATAACTAGACTGCTTGTCGGTCTGAATGGGGTGAAACTTCTTTAGTTCGATATTATACCCACATTCTTTGGCTTTTTGAACTTCCTTCACGATTCTCAGATAGTCGCGAGGATCATTAGGATTGTATACACTCATATTATTATAATTACATTAGATTGATTACTAAACCCTTGCAAGCATAGTCGGTTGGAACACCGAGGACCTGCTGGAATTTGTTTACGGCAACATCGGGGTTAAGATGGCGTGCTGAACCATGAATGAGGACGATGCGCTTGGCGGTATTGGCTGCCTTGCATTCGTTGAGATACTCGATAGAGTGAGCCAGACTCATGTGGGAAAGACGGATGCGGTCGGCTTGGCTGACTATCGTCTTACCTTCGTCTACAGCTTTTTCGAGAAGAGAATCATCATAGTTGCATTCTGCCAAGAAGTAGCGGCACCCTTGAACTACATTTTCCATATTGTAGCAATCGGTGAAGAACATCATGGTTCCCATTTCCGGATGATGAATGAGGAAAGAGAAACAAGGCACATCGTGTTCTACCTTCATCTGGGTGATACTGAAAGCACCAAGATGATAGGTCTGTTCTTTAATCATGCCTTTTACTCCCTTGCATTTCTCGGATAACTCTTCGGTAGAGTATGCATCAATTCCTGCTTTCAGAAAGTCTTTGGCATTTTTTGCATGATCGCCGTGGGAGTGACTGATAATCACTCCCACGCATTTTGATGTTTTTAGGTTTGCAACTTTCTTTACTTCCTGCAACGGACGACCTGCCTCTATACAGAGCTGCTGACCATTACTAGCCTCCAGTACGTAGCTATTGCCTTGACTATTGCTATTTACTACTATCAGCTTCATACTTAACTCAAACTAAACTTTTGAGCCTGTCTCTGCTCATCATGTACTTCCACGGCATCCATGACTTCACCGGTATCAGCATTGACCGTGATAACGTTCTTTGCCTCGGCAAACTCCTCATCACGCTGAACGATGGCAGAAGGAGCCTCATCAAGGTTTGTGATGTCATTTGATTCGATAGAGAGTTCTCCCCACTTCGACAGGAGTCTTCTGAGAACAGTCTTGATTGCCATACTTTCGAAGTTGGAATACCACCCTACGCCTTCGCCACTTCCGTTGGCAGCCTGCTTGAGAGCCATTTCCTTCAGTTTCTCTGCATCAACCTTTTCGCTGAACTTAACGGTAGGGCTATACTGCTTTGCGTACCGGCATACCTCATCAAGTGTCATATAGAGAAGTTTGGTAAGACCATCCTTCTTCTTGAAGTAGGCGAAGTAACCGATTGGAGTATTAGAAAATCTGAGCACCCGAAAGGTCAAGCTTTCCTGTAACCTTGTCGTAATGGTTGAACTCACCTTCGTATACGACATCAGCGTTGATTGTCTCGTACTTGCCGGTGCGCATAGCCAACTGGAGATAACCCTTCGTACCGATAACGAGCGTAGGAGTCATTACTCCTTTGTTTTTGAACGGAAGGAGATACGCCTGTCCTAGCTGCTTATTGAGAGGCAAACGAAGGGAGGCTGCTTTCAGAGCCTCAGCCATCAAATCATTCGGTTTGCACTGGAGCAACTTTTCATCGGATGAAAAGATTTCCATAAGTGAGGTGCAAAAAGCACCTTTATTCTCCTTTAGTGAACTCTGCAACAGGCTTTGGTAATAACTATTGTTCATTACCGCCTGAAAATTCTTAACTGCTACTGCCTTCTGAGAAGGCTGTGCCTTTGCTACTGCTGTTTCTGCCATGATTTTTATTTACTTATATGTTTGATTAATTCTTCTTTTGTTTTAAATACTTCGCTTTCTTTCCTTGTTGGGAAAACTGCGAACTTATACTGAATAGAGCAAGGTGCCTCGCCTATCTGCTGAAAGAATACGCCAACGATGTTTGCACGTCGGATTTTGTACCCATCGAGCAGATAGACTGCATCACCTATATCGAATTTCGTCTTGATTTGCATGATATGTTTCAATCCTTTATTACCAAAGCGAAATATGCTCAACCTTCAGTTTATCATCATTTGATACTACAAGACGGATTTGCTGACCGCCTGTACTGAGCGGATGGTTAACACTTTCGCATTCGTCGAGCACGACAGGAACCGATACATCATAGAACTGACCGATAGTGCGCGCGATGTCGATTCCGGCATTCACTTTTGCGGCACCATTAAGGCGGCTGTAAGGAACACCATTGTGATAACATTCGCAACAAGGTTTCTTCTCACCACCGAGTTTTGAAAGGAACAGACTCCATTTTACGAAACGGAAGTGCTGATTAACCTTATCTTCGAGAGCCTTGCAAGACAACTGATAGAACTCGTTTGTGATGTTGAGTTTATCATCAATATCATCAAGCTGCTCCTGAAAGATGGCTTTATCCTTCTGCGCTGCTTCGATATGAGCCATTGTGTTGTCGTAAGATGCTTTAGAGGCGAGAAGTTCGAGAACTTCATCGTATCTATCAGAAAGCGGCTTTCGCTCTTCATCGAGTGTTTGAAGTAACTTGTATTCATCTTCATTGCTCTCAGATGGCTTGTCAAGTTCTGCCTGCAACTCATTAATCTCTTTCACTACCTGCTGATACTCTTCCTTCTCGGCTAGAATCTGCTCGTAGGTGCGTGGAGCATCGGCATCAACTTCTGCCTTATGCTTTTCGGCATCATTGAGGGCTTGGTGAGCCTTGACGAGCTGGTTTGTGGTGGTCTGACGATCATCATTCAGTTTATCCAACTCTTTGTTGAGTTCGGTGTATGCACTCTGCAGTTTGGCAAACTCGTTGTTGAGTTCCTTCATATCCTCTGCCTTGCGAGAGTTGAACCGGTTCTGAGATTCCTGTTTAAGGAGCTGAACATCACCGAGAGGGAGAGCCTGACCGCAATGAGGACAGAAACCTTCCTTATCGTCCCATTCCCAAGTACGCTTTGCAATCTCATCGCTACGTTTGTTCAAGTCGCCAACCTTCTTCTTGCAATCTTCAATCTGAGCGTTTATCTGAATCTCGGTGGTAGGATAACCACTCATGACTGCTTTGAGGTTATCAACCGTAGATTCTGCCTTATTGAAGGCTGCGTTGGCGTTAAGAACATCGCTCTGGTGCTTGGTCATGCTATCGGTAGACTCCTTGTCTGCGCCCTGTTCCATCATTCGCTTGCGTTTTTCAGCAAACTCAATCTTCTTGCGGATTCCGTCAAGTCGAACTCTGTCTGCTCCACCTGTGCGAATCTGCTGAATCTTGTTGTCTATCTCCACCAGTTTTTCTTGCAGTTCAGCCTTTTCTTTACCCATGGCCTCCCAATCCTGCTTTGGTGGAAGGGTCTTGTCGAGTTCGGCAAGTCTGATAGGGACCACATCGAGTTCCTTCTGAACTTCTGTGCGCTTGTGCTTGAGGTGGTGAAGAATGGCATCAATGTCTTTCTTTTTGAGGAGTTCAACAAGATAATCATACTTCTCTTCGCCCTTCGTGATGTCTTCGACTGAAATGTCACCTACCAAAGACTGAAGGAATGCACGCTGATTCTGCCAAGTCATACCAAGGAACAGATTAGGACAGATGCACCACGCAAATGGGTCTTCTTGGAAGATGTCGTTAACTACTTTGTCGAAATCTCCGGCGGTAGTCAATTCTCCATCAACATAGTACTTGAAGGTGTTGGTGCATTTATCATCTTTCCACTTGTCGGTCAGAACTCGCTTGAACGAGATTTCATCACCATCTACCAACATAACCAACTCGGATGAATGCTCTATCTCCTTGATAATATTGTGATTCTCATCGAAGGTTTTGATGTCGAGCTGCATGCCGTTATTATCAGTACCAAATAATGTGTACATGATGCCGTTGGCAATAGAGCTCTTGCCGCTTCCATTGTCTCCCGAGATAACGGTTAAGTCTTCTCCAAAATCGAAGACTCCGGCACGGATGCCACAGAAATTTTGCAGTTTAAGAGTTTTGAATAGGATTTTCTTCATTTTTATCTTTGTTTAAAGTTTCTTCTTTTTCTCTCAGTTCCTTATCGTATTCCTCGAATGCCCTTGCTGTAGCGTAGGTGAACTGGTCGCTATTTCGCATGGCGTTCAAGATAAGGTTTTTGAGGTCTTCGGGCGATGCGTGCATGAATGCGTATGCCTTCGGAATGTTCCTGTCACCCATGAGGACGATGCAGCGGAAATGCTTTGCCTCATCCCCCATCTTGTCAACTATATCAAGTACCTTCTTGATATGATTGAAGAAATTCTGTCTGATATTCTTTTTCATGATTTCGTTTTTTAAAAACCTGCCTATCCTCACGGACGAGCAGGAAAAAATAAATTCAAATTTATGAAAAATAACGCTAAAAACTAATTCTTATCTGTTGATCCTAAACCGCTACGAGTGCCGGTTACCTTGCCAAGTTCCAAGTTAGTATCTGGAACGTAAGTGAAGGCACCCTGACAGATGCGTTGGGAATAAGGAATAACGAACTTGAAACCGAGCAGACGCATGATGCGATGCTTTAACCTCCATCTGCCCGACTTGACGATGGCATGGACTTCTTCGCCATAGCCGCAATCAATCAAGCCGAGAATTACATCAAGGTTTGCTCTAACCTTGCCTAGATAGTCGCCATGTAGCAGCCATGAAGGGAAATAAACCTCCAACAACATACCTTTGCCCGACATACCACTACGTGGCTGAATCAGCATCTTCATATTTGAAGGAAGTTGTATCTTGAACCCGAGCGGAACGTAAAAGCGTTTGTTTGGAATTACTTCCGTGTCCTTACTGCAATGAAGGTCGTAAGCGGCATCCGTCTCATACGACTTCGTAGGGAAACACCCATGTGTTACCAATTCTACATTGATTTTTGTACCTGATTTACTCATATAATCTATTCTTATAAATGTTTCTGTTCTAAAAGTTTGTCTACTTCTTTCTGATAAAAGGCTATCAACTGATTATACTCGAAGAGTGACCAGTTCTTGTTTTCAGTTCTTGCCCGAGCCTCTATCAAGTCAACCCTCTGTTCGCCAATCTGCTTGATAAGCGCACGGCGATACATCTGAATATTGCCTTGATTGAAAATATTGCAAGCCATGCATTGTGGCCGGCAGTTATCTTCGCTGAATCGAGTTGACATATAACGCCTCGACATGTAATGACCGTTCTGAATTTCCTTCCAAGGGAAAACCTTGCCGCAACTGATACATCGGCAATATCCTTTATCATCAGAATATTTCAGTCGAATATATTTAGAGAAGACCGCATCTAGCTTATCTCTCAGCTTACTTTTGCTAAGTCCGGCTTTCGCCTTCTTCTTCTCTTGATCCTTCTTGGCTTTATCCCAAGGAGTCTTCTTTATAGGTGTCCTCTTGAGAGGAGTTTTCCTTTTTAAACCCATATTGCATGTAATTATCATTTGTAAAGTTTGAATACTCGCCCTCGGGCTTTCCGATGTCTGAGGACACATTTTTAATTTTAGAGTTGAGGATATTTATTTTCCTCAGCTTTGACTCGAAGATTCCCAAGGGTGCCCAAGGGTTTCTTTCGAGTTCTCTGTATATTTCGAGAACCTTTCTCCGGTACTTGTGGAGAGTAGGTTCGGATAAATCTATCATAAGCCATTGATTTTGAAGTTTAAGAAAAACCTGCCTATCCTCACGGACGAGCAGGTAATAGTCAAAGTTTTTTCGTACAAAGAAGTCGCTGCCGCTGCAGCGAATAATCATACACAACAAACAAATACCTAATAGTCCACCTTAAGGATTCGGACCCAACTTCCCGATTTGATAAGAATGTATTAAGGATTTACACAAAACAGTTTCGGGCGTGCTACCAGTTACACTATCGGTGGATAACGGCATCATGCGCTACCATGAATTTAAGAGCCATGCTCACCGCTTTAGCTATCAGTCATAAAGACTGATGCTCGGGGACCCCCTTATAATGACTTAACACTATTCGACTTTACACTTTTCCAATATGTCAAAGAACTTATGTCCAAAAAGGGCAATGGGATTGTTCCGGAAATCGCTATATATAATAATGTATAAAACGAAAGGTGCTGGTAGAATGCTCGACCACAACATTTCCTTCTGGTTCGTGGCGCATGAATTCAACGCAAACAACTTATATTGCCACTGGGTCTATACCGCTCCACACCTAACGATTTCAAGAAACATTATAATAACAATATTCCAAAACTATTTTGGGGATTCGAGGCGAGTTGAACGCCTTTGCTCGGGTTTTCCCGCTCACTCCGAGTGAGCTAGCTCGATTCCCATGTATCACTCCTATGCTCACGCACAAGAGTGAATTTATAGTTTACAAATAAGAAAAAGAACCTTTCTTAAGCAATCGTTTAACTCTATGCTCACGCATATCCAATTTAAAACGCATTTTGTCTGAATAACTAATCTAAAAGTTCAACAGCCAAATATTTCACACATTTACACACTTTATCTGAGTTGTGGCACCTTTACAGGCTCTGCTCCGAATCGGTTCAGGGCACAGGAACGAATATCCTGAGCCTGTCGGCTATTACTCCGGTAAGCTAGAGCATTATGGACTGTACTCTTGCAACAACCAAAAATTTTCATGATTTTAGGAATTTTATCTTTATCAATCAAAATTTTTTCTATTTTTACTACCTTTTTCATATTATTTTTTGTATCTTTGCAACATAAATCTGTTTTGAACGAGTTTTATTCTCGTTTACGGATGCAAAGATACATGTTTGTAGGCAAATATCCAAGGATATAGACATTAATTTATAGTTAATTTACGTATTTACACATTTATAAACACTAGCAGTATGGAAGGATTAAGAGATAGAATCAACGAGGTGAAAGACCATTACAGGCTGTCTAACAGAGGGTTTGCTGAAGCTATCGGGGCAAGACCTGCTGCTACGAACAATTATTTGAACGGCACAAAGGAGCCTTCAATGGAGTTTATAGACAGAATACTGACTACATACGTAGACATATCAGCAGATTGGCTACTTTGTGGCAGAGGCAGTATGTTTTACGATGCAGACAAGCAGACGGACGAAAAACTGCTGAAAGAACTAGCAGAAACAAAAGTAAAGTTGCTAGTACAGGAAGGAGTGGTTAAGGAGTTAAAGCAAATCATCAGCGAGAAGATTGCTGAAAGAGACAAAAGCCTTGTCGGCTAATACAATAAAGGGGAGCCTTCTTTGCGAAGACTCCCCTTGTTGTGTTACATCTTGCCTTCGAGAGCATCGAAAGCAGATTGTACATCCTTATTTAATGTACGTGCGTATCTAGTAGTCTGGCGCAAGGTAGTGTGTCCAAGCACCCTTGCCACGATATTGATAGGCATACCCTTCGACAAGAATAAGGTTGCCGCAGTCGCTCTACCCATGTGGGTGTGCAGTCTGTCAACTCCAACCATCTGCCCGATCGCCTTCAGATAATCATTATACTTCTGATTCGTCATTCTAGGCAGCTTGAAGTCATACTTCTGTAGTATCTCCAGGGCAGGTTTGAGAAGTTGGAATACGAAATCCGTATCTGTTTTCGTTCTCTTAGCGTGATAGAACATCTTTCCACCAATCTCCTCGCAGTTAGTATAATCGAACGATGCAAGGTCAGAGTATGCAAGTCCGGTATAGCATTGGAAGAGGAACAAATCTCTTGCATGGAGAATATGAGGTGTTGAGAGTTTCAGTTTCTTGATGGCAGCAAACTGCTCTTCTGTGACACAATCAACATACTGCTTTTCCCCTTTGCCAATATGGAATGGTAAGAACTTATAAGGATTCTGCTCAATAAGCCCGTCTATCATCGCATCATTGATGAACAACTTGAGATACTTGTGGTAGTCGTAGATGGTACATTGAGCCTTATCCTGTCTGTGGAGATACTCATCCATCGCACGCACCTTCGACACATTGCAGTCTTGGAACGACTTTATCTTTCCCCATGTTTTTAGGAATTTGATAAAGACATCATAGCGTTTCTTGGTATGCTCGCACACCTTACGCTCATTCCGTCTTCTCTCGCAGTACTCGATAAAAGAAGTTCCTTCGTCTTCTCCATTCATTAAGGAAATGACAGCGTTCAAATCATAATTTCCTTCTTTCACCAACTTCTCAATGACCTCATGCGCCCTAGAAGTGTATGCAGTCAATAAGTTGTTGAGTTCATCTGCATCCTTGCGCTTGATTATCTTCTTGGTGGTATCAGACCATTGATGTGTTGTCACCTTGATACCGGTAGAATAATACTTGCGCGTACCCTTCGTACTAAAGCACAATTCGACAGAAACTTCCTTCTGAGAGGTTCCACGTTTCTGTCTGTTGTGAAAAATACTTAAATTAATTTTTGCCATTTTGGTAACATTAATTTTGAAGGTTGGTATCATTTTTGTAACACTCCCCTTCGTTCAACAATTTGTGTGAATGATACAAACTATTGTAATTCAGATAGTTACACCCAAAATGCGTTTAAACCAGTTTTAAACCAGTTTAGAAAATCAATCTTTATGACATATCTCTTTAAAAAACAAAAAGCAATCTATATAAGTATCTGTTATTCAATACGTTATATAGACTGCTTATTTGATTTTTTCTTGACTAAACGTTGCGTTTTTACGCCTAAAAAGTGATTCCGTTGGGGTTCGAACCCAAGACCCACAGCTTAGAAGGCTGTTGCTCTAATCCAACTGAGCTACGGAACCAACACTTTTCAAAACGCAAACCAGCTAACCAATAACGCAATCAGCCACTTTTCTTATTTGCGACTGCAAAGGTACATATATTTTTTGAATACACCAAACTTTTTCTCACTTTTTTCTTTTTTTATGCTTAAATATCGCAAAAAATAACTACCTTTGCATCCGTTAGGAGCAAGAAACAG